GTTGTAGTGTTCCACGTTGAGGGGTCGCCCCGCGACCCCCTCCGCCCCGGCGGGCGACCCTCCGGGTCGCCCCGTCGGGGCTATCCCCTTCGGGGAATACGCCCCTTGGGGGCGACTCCCTAACGGTCGTCGCCCACGGTGGTAACGGCATGCGGGTGCTGTTTTCGCCACGGGTAGTTAAAGTTACCGAACGAGGTCGGTCGTTAGTCTCTCGTCTCCTGTCCGCCGTCCGGTCGAGGTTTTTCGTCTCCGCCGTCTCCTCGGAACAGCGGTTCGTCTACGTCGTCGAGACTAATCCCCTCGACCTTTGCGACGACCCGCCGTAGATACCCTTCCGTTTTCTCGTTGTGTCGGTCCTGTCGTTTCTGTAGTTCCTCGACCTGTTCTTTCAGGTCGTCTACGTCGTCCTCTATCCCCGAGAGACGGTCGTCCGTCTCCTCTATCACTCCGTCCCGAGAGGGCGCTATGTCGTCGCCTCTCGGGGACCGTCCGGTAAGCGTCTGAATCACGGGAAAAACGATATTCCGAAACCAGCGTTCATGCCGGTAAAGCCAACCCGAAAACGCGCCCCCCGCCGTTAGGAGAATCGCCACGATAATCTGGAACTCCGTTACCGTGACTTGTAGCGGGACGAGTTCTATTCCTGTTCCCGACAAACTCATTATAAATGGTAAATACGAGGTCAGCAAATGAAACCTCGTTACGGAACAGGGAATTAGACGCTTATTTGTATCTCAAAACTCGTCGTCGCACCCGCCGTTTTCGAGGTATTGTTATCCGGCCCTCGACCGCGCCACTCGGAGGGCGGGTCGTTTTCGTAAGACGGGTCGGGGTGATAGTTCATTTTCGCCGTTAGCGTAAACCCGGTGTCTGTGACCTGATACATTACGCCGTCCCCTGAACTCGTACCATAGGAGTGGGTGAACTCTATATTTCCGTTCGAGTCTGTCTGATATGTGTCCGCCTCGTCGTCGTTCGGGTCGTCGTCTGTAACGAGTGGGTTCGGGTCGAGGTTCCCGTCCGACCCCTCTAAGGTCATGGCTAAAGAACCTTGGTCTGTGTCGTCGTCCCGGTAGTGCCAAAATCCAAGGGAATAACTGTCGTTCCCGGAGTCCCTGTGAACGAAAACATATGTTGTATGTATGTTAGATTGGTCGTCCATGCCAAAATCTTTTAGACCCTGTGCGTGGGGTCGGGAATTTCCGTATTGATTATTGTAAAATTCGGAGTGTGTTTCGTTCGTCTCAAAGTAGCCTGCCTCGACGCCCTCGTAAACGACCGACCCCCCGAGTCCGACGCCGGACTCAAAAACAAGGTCCGAGACGCCCGCGTTTGGGACCGGGTTCCCGGAGTGGTAGAGGTAGTCCGTCTCCCCGTGGGAACCGAATAACAGCGGGTCGCCGCTAATGTAGGTATAGTTCGACTCCGGCATAGTCTATGCTACGAGTTCTCCCCTATTGAACGTGGGACTGCTTGACGTGACCGACGACGCGGAGAGGTTCGGGCGAAGTGCAAAGTCGGTATGGCTACTCGACCACGTAAGCGCGTAGGAGGTCGAACCGTCGAGAGTCTGTGTAACTACCTCCTCGTCCGCGGTCCCCGGCGACCCTATCACGTTGAGGTCTATACTTTCTCCGTTTAGGGAGTAGTCGAGGTTTTGTAGGTCCGGCGTAGAGGCGGACGAGAACGACTTACTCCCCGTCTGTAGGTTCCCGCTGGTTAGGTCATGAAGGGCGGAAACCTCCGAGGCGGACAGTTTATCGTAAAAAATAAAAGTCATGGCTACCCCTCCAGAATAAAAAGAAGAACCCTTACGGGACGCTATTCGCCACGGCGACGACGAAGTAGATAACGACCCACTTCCAGAATTACTCCCTATCTCCGTCGCGTTTTTGTATAGTCTCTTTGTAGACCCGTCATAAGTCCCCGAAATGCTTTGCCACACCCCGGAGTCAAACGAGGTAGACGCGGATACGGAACCGGGTCCGTCAAGATACCATTCAATCCCACCGGAGTAGCGAATCCGCCAATTGTCGTTGTTGCTTGAAGAAGCGTGGGTAAGAAAGTCGTTTGGTTGTGAATTATCGGGTTTTACCCACATAAAGAACGAAAACGAGTCTCCGAGGGACGACGATGAAAGGGGGGAGGGGTCGCCAAAGTCTACGTAGTCGTCGGACCCGTCGAATGAATAGGCGGTCGTCCCGAGGAGTCCCGCCTGTCCGATAGCCGCGCCGCTAATAGTCCCGTTTATGCCGTTCGGACCCACGTCGTAGGTCGTTGAACCGGAGTCCTCCTGTAAATGCCAGTAGACGGCTAAATTGTCGAGGAGTACAGACGGATAGCCTAACTGAATCAGGGAGTCGGAGTAATCCCCAAAGGATTCATGCACTACCGTCTCCGTTGAGGAGGTTTCGTTATCCCAATCGGACGCGGTTTCCCACGTAAGCGTATCCACGGTGGTAAACGCCGTAGACCCTATATCTCCGATAGCCCCGAGTCCCATAGCCTTAAGCGACCCGAGACGTTCGAGGGCGCGGCGTCTCGACGAGGAGAGAGGGTCCGGCGTCCGAACCGGAGTCCGAGAGGGATAGTCTACAGCGGCCATTTACGGAACCCTCTCCCCGGTCGCCTTAGCCATGATGCTATACGAGGCGGAGGTCCCGTTATCCGCGAGAACGGCGACCGTCTCCCCTCCGCCGGAGGAGTTCGTATAGGACGCGAGAGGGTCCCCGATAGAGTTCGCGGGGTCGCCGTCCCATACCGTAGCCCCGTCCCCGGCATAGACAGTCGTCTGAATCGTATAGGAACCGGAGTTATCCAGCGTAGCGATAATGAGGTCTAACGAGGTCGGAACGGGAGTCCCGTCGTCGAGGGTAAAGACCGCTTTGTGTATTTCTAACGTCTCTCCGTCCTGTAAGTGGTCGAATATGAGTGTTCCCTGTTCGCCCGCGGCGACCGCGCCGGACTCCGCCCCCTCAACCTGTTTCACAGGGTCGAGAGGCGGCGGGGACGGAACGACCCAATTATTCCCCTCCGCGACGAACGTCGCCCCGGCGTAATCGGTCGAGATAGTTTTCGAGGAAACGCCGTCTATCGTTTCTGTCCCCTCCGTCTCAACCGTTATCGGATACGAGGCGGCGGCCCCCGAGAGGCCCGAGATAATGATTGTATGACCCTGTTCGAGGTCCGCGGACGCGAGAGTAATAGTGGACGACGCGCCGATAGTCGCCGTATCTACTAAGATAACCTCCTCGTCGGAGGTCGTATAGGTCGAGGAGGAGACGACAGTCGTCGCCGCCTCGTCGTCGAGGACGCCACGCGGGAACTCCCCGGTCGCGGAGTCGTAGAGAGTCCCCGGTCCTGCGGAGTCGTTCAGGTCGTTACCCGAGAGGTTCCGGTCCGTATCGGACCCGAGTTCAATAGTCTGTAGGATATTCGTCGGGACGTATTCATTCGCGTAGTCGTAGATAACGTTACCTTTGTTATCCCGGATTTGATTCTTGAAATAGAAAATTCCCGACGCGGCGAGGTTCATTTCTGCGAGATTAGTTCCGTTTGTCTCGTCAGATAAACGCAGATACCACCCGCCGCCCGCATAGAAGCCCCACGCGGCTTTGATTATGTTTCCGTTATTATCTACCGTGTAATTTTGTATTTCGTTCTGACTGTCTACCCCGGGTTCTCCGAGTCGAAAGTCGGATTCGGGGAGTTCTACCCGGCGACGGTCTTGAATCCCGCCGGAACCATCTGCCTCCGCGTAGAGTTTAAGTAGTGTATTTCCGTCTACTCCGAACCCGTAGGACTGTTCTGTTCCGGCGGTAGGTGTCGAGGTAACGTCCGCGTCTATCACGTCTCCAAACGCGCCTACGTCCGTCCCGAGGACATTCCGAACGACCTCCGTTAACGCCCCCTCGACCTCCGTTGAGGAGTAGTCTCCGGCGGAGTCGTTAAGTCGAACGTCCGCGGCGTCTGTCGAAAACACCCGAAAATTCTTAATCTCGGAGTCGGTTACGTCCGTCTCTCCCGAGGCGACGTAGATATATGCTAAGAGGACCTGTCCCGCCGCCGGACTCGGGGGTTCAGGGTTTGCCTCCGCGTTCCCTTCGAGGACGGTCGAGGACCCGGTTCCGGTGTCGAAAACTACGGAGTCCCACCTATCGTAAGTAGCGTTTCCGTCGGTTAGGACATGCGTCTCCGCCGCCCCGAGAGAGTAGACGCTACCAGCATACCACAGGTCCCCGGCGGCGACCTGTATCTCGTTCGCGTTCGCCGTCGCCGTAACCTGTAGGTCGCCGGACGCGAGAACGCCGTTCCCGTCTATACCCTCCGCGATAGCGTCTAAGGATACCTCGAAAAGAGGGTCCCCGATAGGCCACTCGAACCCGTCCGTCGTAGTCATGCGTACCAAGACGACGTTAGGGACCGCCTAAGTATTTGGCTACGCGACGAGGTTATCAGGAGAACAGGAACCCGACGGAGGACTTGAACTCCGTGTTTTCGTCGTATGTGAACCCGTCAAACGTCGTCGCGTAGACGAGTCGCCCCTGATTATCGTATACTCCGAGTTCGGAGAGGTCGAGGTCGGCGTTCGAGGGGTCCTGTTCCTGAACCCGTCTGTGGACGCGTAGCCCCTCTAACTCTTTCTCCCGGACGAGATTCTTACGAAACTCCTCCGTCGTAAGGGCGGAGTCGGGCTTGCTGAACGCGGAGGACCCCGACCCATACGCGAACTCTAAGAGTCCGACAACAGTAGATTTTACCTGTAGGGCGTCCGCGACCGCCGCCTCTCCGTCGTCGGTTACGACGGCGTTTCCGACGCCGGACCCCTGAATGTTGAGGACGACCCCTACGCGTACCTCCTCCTCGTTCGTCGGGGAAACGTCGTCGGTCGTCGCCCGGGCTAACAGGCGACCGTCCGCGTCAAACAGTCCGAACTCCGTCGCGGCGTTTTCGTGGTCCGCAAACGGGTAGATAGAGACGCCCCGGGTCACGTCCGAGGCGTCTTTCACTCCGAACGCGTGGACCTGTGAACTTTTAGCGTCGAGGGCGGTGTCCCCGGAGGCGGCGTCCGAGGTCCCGGTCCCGATACCGCCCTCCGCTAACGCGCCTGTGTCGCCGTTCAGGGCGTCCCTGATAGCGGTCCGTCCCGCCCGGGTCCACGCGACGGAGTTCGTCGAGGACTCGACAAGAGTCCATGTTCCGTCCCGAACGTCGCCCGCTACGCCCTGTCCCGACCCGTGTTTCGACC